TTGCTTGTGCGTTAATCTCTTGCGGATTAATTTGTTGTACGTCAGATAGCACTGGGTATTGTTGATGTTGTTGGATAAGTTGACGGCGAATCTGTTCTTCAGACATGTTTGGTTCTTCTGCGTTTGCATTGCTAGCTCCAAAATTTGCTACAAAATTTAAAACATCTTCTCTAATTTCGGGGTTAGCGGCAGTAATTGCGGAAAGCCTGTTTAATTGTTTTGGAAGCTCTTTTGGTGTTGTTTGAGCGGTAACGGCTAACCAATTAATAAATTTAGGGTTTGTCATTAAGTTTGCAGCAATCCTTCCTCCGCCAATTGCAGGAATTAAACTAACTACACCACTAGAAAAACCAATACTCCCCAAACCGACCATTTGTAGCATTTGATTTGACTTTCCTGCTTGCTCGGTGTTTTTAGTTAGTTCAACAACTTTATTTAAGCGGTTATATGCAGTAACTTGTTCAGGTGTGAAAATTGCTTTTTCTGTGCCATTCTTTTTAAGAACAGAATATTCAGCCATGAATTTTTGAGGGCTAAATAAATCAGCCTCTGCACCTTGCGCGCCTTTTTGAGCTAAACCTAAATCCTTAACAAATGTAGCTCTCAAAAAATCTTTTTGAGGCTCTTTTAAAGATTTCATTATTTCGGAAATTCTTGTTCCCCCCGATTTAACATTGCGAGTAGCTAAAGAATATACTTGTTCTGGCAGTTTTGCGTCAATTAAAGGCTGAAGAGTATCATTAATAAATGTTTTTTGATTAGCGTAAACTCTATTGGCAGCATTGAATAATTTAAGAGCAGTTTCGCCTCCATTGATCCTAATAGATTCCTTCATATCTTTAGTCATATTATCATAAAGAGTTTCCATCTCCCTTCTTTCATCACCTATCATTGTAGCTTTCTCTCTACGAATTTTACTGCGTAATTTGCGAATCCTCTCATAATTAGGGGTTGCATCTTCAGTAAGATTTTTAATAGTATCAACTGTATTCTGTAAAGTGCCGCCTTTCTTTATTGACATTGTATCTAGCAATCCAACATCTTCATTTATATATTTTAGGGTAGAATTAAGAGGAGTGTCAGCTCTATTTCCTATTCTATTCCCAAGCTCTCCATAAAGACCTTCTATAGCGTCTTCTGTTTTTCTTACATAATTTTCAGCTCCTTTCTTAATGATAGCTCCAGCTTTTTCATAAGTTCCACCTTGTGATTTAGTAACCCCTTGAATTTGCCCAGAAATATCATTTACCTGCTTTTGCAAAGCTTCTGTAATTGGTTTGCCAGCAACAGGAATATCTTTAATAAAGTTTTGCAAGCCAGCAGATTTAGAAACATCTGCAAGAGTTGGATCAATACCTAAATCTTGAAATGTCTTTACTGCTTTTGGATCAATTCCGGTTATTTTTTGCAATAGTTTTTTAGGAGCTTGAGAAATTGCACCAACGGCACTTTGAGCGACGGGGATTGCTTGCTGAACAGCTCCACCTACTACACCGCCAGCAACAGCTCCTTTTGCAACATCTTCTAAAGTTTGCGGGATATTTGTTAAATCCTCAGTTTCACCTAAAGCACTTGTGGCACCTAATAAAGCACCGCCTTCCACGGCAGTTCCAAAACCTTGTCCAGCTAAACCAGCAGCACCCAATGCTTTGCCAGCAATACCAACATCAGAAAATACTTGTCCCGCAAAAGAAGTTAAAGGACGATCTTGTCTAGCTTTTTCTAGTTTAGCTCTTTCAGAAGTTCTTGCTTCTCTGTAAAGGTCGCCAATATCAATGTTTTGAGTAGCAGCTCCACCAAATAATTTAGCAACACCAGCGGAAATTCCTGCTTTTATTTCATCGCCGAATCCTAGGGGGTTGGTTGCAGTTGTAAAGGCAGCTTCACCCATTGACATTTCTGGTTGGCTTTGGTCTTTAATTAAACCTCTTCTAACAGCTTCGTCATACAAAGGCTTTTTATCGGCTGGTAAAATACCTCTACGATTGGCTTCCTGTATAAGTTCTAACTGATTTGGTTTCATTCTGCACCCCCCATTAAAGACTTAATAATGTCTTCATTTGACATATCTTTAACTGAATCAAATAAGGTCTGTTTTTTAAAATTAACTCCTCTGACATTATATGGATCCATAGCTTCTTGTACTGCAGAAAATTCTTTATTTAATTGATTTAATTTATATTTTACCAATTCTTCTTCGTCACCAAATCTAGGCATTAATTTTAAAAATCTTTTTTCTTCAGCTTTATTAATAGCTCCACCAGAACGCATACGCCCAACTAAATCGGATAAATTTTGTTTTCTTGTTTCAAAAAACTGGGCATCTTCACTAGCTATAAAATTTGGTAAGATTGAGCCAGCAGCAGCTCTTCCAAATTTACCGTGTTGAAAACCACCTGTTTTAGGATCAAAAAATTGGTCTTTTAATTGAGCGGCGACATCTAAACCACCTTGCGCGAGACTAATAACTTTTGCAGATTCTTGGGAAAGCGGTTTATTTCTATCTGCTAAATTTTGTCCTGTGCTTTGTTGATAAGATTTATACGCTGTAGGAGTTAGCCCTAGCTCAGACATATTTTTTCTTTCTTGTTCAGCAAGAGATAATTCAATTTCACCCTTGCGGAGGTCTTGCTTACCTTTTTGAATATCAAGGCCATATTTAGCTTGTTGGAAGCCTTCAGTTTTAATCTGAGACGATTGATATTGTTCTTTAAGGTCTTGTTCTCTACCTTTTAAGCGAGAAGAAAGGCGTTTAAATTCTAAGATTGCTTCTGGTGATTTATCGGAAGGAAGCGGCAATTCTTTTCCAGTTGCTTTAAAATATTCATTGTGCATTTGTTCCCATTTCTTTTGGGAAAAAGCATATTGTGGCATTGAAGAATAAGAATCCAAAATTCTTGCACCTTGAACATCATTGTAATCTTGTTGCTTTCTAATTCCTTCGGCACGAGTAGGATTTAATCCAGCAAGTCTTTGAAGAGCGTTTTGGTCGCCAGTTGAAGCTGTTTCTGATAAAATATTTTCAGCTTGAGCTTGTGCAAATTTTGCTTTATTAATATCCATCTCTTGTTGAGCAGCAAGAAGCTGTAACTGGTTAGCTTTTGCTTGCTGTCCAAACTGATAGCCTTTAAAAATATTGCCGGCAAGGTCTGGGGCTTGTTGCTGAATTAATTCTGGCATTTTATTGTCTAGGTGTTGATGGATAATTTACGTTTAATCTAGTAGAATCATAACCACCAGTCGAAGTTCCAGGCAAAGTATTTGAGTTATTTTTTGGACTCATGTTACTTAATCCAGCGCCAAGTAGTCCGCCGCCAATTTGAGACATGCCACCCCCATAAATATTGCCAAGTTGAGCGTCTCTATTAGCCATAGCCATTCCTTGCCCTAAAATACCTTGTTGAGAAGCACTTGCCATATTGGTACCAGCATTAATTTCATAATTGCCCATTGCTGTTGCAGATTGTTGACCCATGTTAGATAAATTTTGCAAATACCCAACTTGGTTGCCAAATTCTTGTGATGCTGTGCCTTGAGCAAATTGCTCTAAAGCCTTCATTGCTCCACCTGATTTTAAACCGCCTCTTGAAGCTAATAGGTTTTGAGTTGATTCTTGTCCTTGAGATAAGCGAAATTGATAGCCAGGCGATTGCTCTAATCTAGTTTGTGTTGCTGCCGGATCTCCAGTAAGATATTGTTGAAGTAAATTTAATCCGCCTCTTCCAGCTTCTTCGTAAGGACGTTGATAGCCAATTGCAGCATCTTTTGATCTAGCCATTTGAGCTAAATAGGAATCCATTGCGTTTGCTTGCGCCCTTGCTGCTCTTTTTGAGGATTTGTTCGCAAAATAGCCTTGAGTAACCATTCCAGCACCTACCGCTAATCCTCCTCCTATTGCTGCTACTGCAAAAGTCATTTTAAACTCCTAATAATTTTGATTTATCAATCCAAGATAAATCGCTTTCATGCACTAACTCTTTTTCCAAATCTTCAACAATAGTATGTTCGCTTTGGTGAATAGTAGCCCATATTGTTTCTTCATGGACATAAATTAAACGCTTTGTGCCTGCTTTTGAAATCCATGTTGCAGGGGCTTTTATGCGAGTAACTCCTTCATCAGTCATGACTGTAACATCGCCTTTAGACAAAATGCTGGTGTGGTCAAAATTATGGACTTTACCAGTTAAAATTATATCTTTAGGCAAAGTTATTTGACGAGTATATGTTTTATTGCAAATAAAATGCTCTAAAGGAAGTTCTTTTGCTGTTTGTTCAGAACCTTCAAAATAATTCTTAAGATAATATTCTGCTAATTCTATTTTTTGTATATTAGATAAAACTGCGACATCTTGATTATATTTATCTGCCATTATTGGCAAATTAAAACAATCATCTTCTAATTTTATTTCTAAATCTTCATCTGGTATTGTTAATGGTACAACCATATTTTATTTTGAGCATTATTTTAGAAGCCATCATTTACTCAAAATGGAGTCGCAATTGTTAATCTTATTTTAAAAGAAGTCAAGAATTATTTTTTCTTGCCACCTTTTTTAGTTCCACATTTTTTCATAACTTTTTATCCTCTTTAAATGATTTGTTAAAAAATTCTCTAGTCATAGTTCTATGCTTGTAGAAATGAATTTCTCTAGCGCTGCCAGTTTTAAATTTCTTAATTACAAAGCCATCTTTATCTGGCGTTGGTTTTACAATCTCTAAAGAAACCCTTTTGTCACCAATTCTTTTAATGCAAAAAAGAAGCCCGCTCATGTATTTTTTTGTTGATTTAACTATATCAAATTTATTCATAAATTTATTAATAATTTGGTACAGCCACCTCAATAAAAGTGTCTGTTGTCTCCGGTCTAGCATTAAGTACTGGTTTAGAAGAAGGGCAAACAATTGGTGTGTCTTGTGGTTGTCTTCTTCTCCAGACTTTACTCCAAACCAGTTTGCCGTCCCATTCGAGACGGCATTCTGATCGCCATTTTTTAAAACCTGTTCTATCGCAAATGACTCTATAATCCATTTTAATTAACCTGAATTAATAATTCTGCACCAGAAGAATAAGAATTAATTTTAACTCTCATTGCTTGAGGAACAACAAAATAATTTCCATTTTTAGAAGTACTAGCACTAATTAAAGCTGAATCATCCTGATCTAACCAATTAAAAACTCTATCAGTTAAACTTTGAATATTGTCATTAGTTTGCTGAACAGTGTAATTAATAGCTCCAGTAACAATAAAGGCCAAACCAACTTGTCTTTCACTTCTATCAGAATAACTTCTTTTAATAGGAATTATTTGAGAGATAGCTTCGTCAACCGCGCCAGCTTTGGTATTAGTGCCAACAGCTCCACTTGCAGAAATACTTTGAATTGAATAAAAATAATTTGTTGTTTCTACAGTGTTATTGTTAGGACCAGCAATAATTTCAGAAATAAGAATTGTTTTGTTTTTGTCTTGATAGCCAGAAACAGTAAAATTCACCCCTGAAATGTTGCCAGTTGAAGCAAAGCCAATTTGTTTAGCAAATAAATCTGGCGTAACCCATTGACCACTAGTAACTCCAACTCCGTTAAGAGTAAAGCTACCAGCGCCGCCTAGTGTTTGATTCTGGAACACTCCATCATCATCAACATCTGCCAGATCCATGTTTATTTCAATTCTACGCATAATTTGCTCCTAGTTTATCTTTCTTTAGCTGCAAAAACATAATCAATAGACATAGTTTTAGCTACAGCTTCGCCGTTTTGAATACCAAAAGAAATAGTTAATTCCTCATCGTCAGGAAGGTTAGTTATTGCCAATTTACCTAAAACAGTTGGATTTAGGCTATTTGTCGAAGCGGCATAAACCATTTCATCAACGCCATTGTAATAAAAACCTACAGTAATGTAAGTATTAGCTACAACCGTAGTAATTGCAGACGCAGTTGATGCTGTTGAATTTTTAATAACAACAAAATCTAAGTTAGCATCGCCATCATCTTTTCTGAAATAAACGCCATCAGTTACAGCCAATGGAGTTGCATCAGTGATTTGAAGACCAATAACAAAATCAGATTGAGTTGCATCAGAAACAGTAAATCTTGCTTTGAAAAATAATTTTTTACCAACTTCAAACTTAAATGATTCACCAACTTTTTGCAAAGCGTTTAAATCATCCTCTGCTGCTGAATTGGTAAGCAAAAGAACACCGCCACTAACATTAGTTAGTGCTTGAGTTGCACCAACTTGAGTTTCAGTAACTGTCCAATCTGCCGCAGCATAAGCGTCAAAATCGTTAAAGTAAGTGTGCATTTGGGTTGGATCCAGTTGGATCATTTGTCCCAAAATGTTTTGAGCGGTAATGTTATTAACGCCTTTTGTAAAATTAGTAGTTGGCATAAAAAATAAATTTAGTTGTGGGGGGAATTTCACCCCCCTTTACCCAATAGGACAACAGTTAAAAGTTAAACTCCTTCAGAAGCAAAATAGCCACGAGGATCGGTGACTCCGATTGCGTATGAAGTCATCATTTTGTATTTCTCATCACCAGACTCGAAAGCACCATCGTTGCTAAATTCGCCTTGTACAGCGGTAATCATTTTAGCACCTTCTGGAGCATCGGTTTTGATAAAATAAGCATCATTTGAAGATAGATGAGAATTCACAACAATACCTTCAGAGAACAAGCCCATGTATTTCATTGCGTTAATATCGTTATTAGAGGTATTAACACGGAGTTGAGACTCAAGAATACGAGTAGCTTCAAACGCCAACGCAGATGGGACTTGAAGAAGAATTGGTTTAATTCTAGCTTTAATTCCTCTGTCGTTGTTTGTTTCTTTGATTTGTATACACAATTCCTCTAAAGATTCTTCACAAAGATCTTGTGGAGTTGCTAAAGTATTAGAAAAAGTGCCAGCACGGCTTGGGTGATCGGTAGCAAAGAATTTCTTGCCATCGCCAAAAGTGTAATTTGAATCAAAACCATTATTAAAAAGGTTAGCAACATCAACTTCTTTGGTCTCACGAAGAGAAGAAGAAAGATATTCATTACCCTTAGCAATAACATCAAGATATTTGCCAAACTTTCTAGCTTCCCAAGAAACTTGGAAACCCAAAGCGCGAGTTCTTTGATTGTAAGTTGTAACATAACCCTGAGTCATTGAATCATAGGAAACGCCAGCACCTTCATTTTTAGTATTAAAAAGACCAAAAGGACTTACCAATACATCTCTGTCAAATTGCTCATCAGTAGTTGACATTTTAACCAATTTAGCGGCCAAAAGATCATCTTCTGTGTAAGCACCCCAATAAGTAGTAATTCCAGGTTTTAATGAAGTAGCAATAGTCCCGGAGACGATAATAGACATTTTTTAAATAAATTTTAATTAATAATTAGATTCCAACTTTACCGTTGGCTTCTGTGTGATTGTTGATAAGAACAAGCCATTTAGCATGTTGACCAATAGCATTTTCAGGAGCATCAATTAAACGTTTAATTTTTAATTGAAAACTTGCGTCAGTTGCTGGAGTGCTTGTATCTAATTCAGCACCAGATAAACCAGTAACAGTTGAACCAGATTCGGCATAAACCAAATTAGCATTAAGACCAACAGAAGTAACAGCCAAAGCAGTTCCAGCAGTTTCTTCTTGAATCATAAATTCTTGATGTGGACTGTCGGCAACAATAGCAACTCTTTCAGTAGAAGCCGTGTTATAATTTAAAGTTAAATTGCTTGGAATAGCTTCAAAACCAATAATAACTCCAGTAATAGCATTAGCATCGCCAGCAGTTGCTTTATTGATTTCAGGAAGAGAGCCAGCAGGATATAACTTTCCATTACCAAGAACAGAAGATGTGTTAGAAGTGCCAGTTTTTACTACAGGATCGCCAATAAACAATGCGGTTGCATAGCTTGCAGGAATGTAATAAGAGTTTTTAGGAATCTCCACAAAAGGAGAATTCTTGAGCGGCGTTAAGCCGGCAGGAATATTAGCGTTAGCCATAGTTTAATTTTATTTTGTTATTATTTTTTGTGAATCTTGTTTTACATATGTAAAAGAATCGTTTCCCAAACTAACATTTTTCATTTTTTCTAATGATTCATTATTTTGGTCTTCTATTCTTTTTTTATTATCTCTCTCAATTTGCGCGTGTATTTCCTCAGGAATTTCTAAAGCATATCTCATAAAAGTTTCTCCTTGTTTATTTGTACCACCTCTGATTGGCGCAATGTCTTTGCCATTTTCATTTTTAGCTTGTGTATAACCCAAATCAACTAAGTCTTGAATACGACCTGGAAGATTAGAAGAAACCCATCTGCGTCTAAAACCTGGTCTTTCTGGCAAATCAGAAACTGCGCCATTTCTTTTTAAGGAAGTGCGAGGGCTTCTAGTAAATTCTCTTCCATCGGCTAATTTAACCACTTCACAATCTCTGTTTGTTGGTCTTTGGGGTCTTGAATCTTGAACATCTAGTCTTTCAAGAGAGTGTGTTTTGTAATTTCTAGTTGCTTCTTTCATATTTTTTCCTCAATTTATTTAAAATATTCTATAATAGATGTTTGTTGCATTTTTGCAATTTGCCCTTTGTTAAAATTATGTCTTTTAGCAAAAAATTCGTTATTTTTTCTAATTTGTTCTGGCAACTCGCTGTAAGAGTTTTGTTTTCTAGTGCTTTGTATTCCTCTTACTCCAGATTCAACTTTAGGAGCTTTAGAAATGCCTAATTTATCACTAAAACGATTTTTAACTTCTTGCGAAACAGTTTCTAATCTTTCGCTAATTGGAATACGGTCTGAAAGACTATCAAAATAAGTTCCCGCATAGTTTTTTAACATATCGTCTTGATAGTACCAAGCATTCTCAGAAGACCATTCTTCAAAAACTTTAATTTCTTCTGGCTGAAATTGTGGTTGTTTTTTTTGTTCAGGTTCTTCAAAAGAAATTTTGTTTTTTTCAAATTCAAAACGCTGTTTTTGAATAGCTCTAACTTTGGCAAGGTCTCCTTCTAAAATAGCTTGCTCTTCTGCTTCTTCTAAAGATTCAAATTTATTTTGAGTCTTTTCTTCATAAGCAAGTTTTTGAACAGAAAGCATAACATTCATTTGCTTTTGCATTTCTGCCATCTGTTTTTCAAGAGCAGTCTTTTCAAAAGCTAACTTTCTATTTCTTTCGTTTAAAACAGGAGTATGTTCTTTTTGAAAAGCAAGAAATTCTTGGGCTGTTTTATAAGGTTTTGGTGTTCCGTCTTTATTAAGACCTTTGAACATTTTACCACGCCATCCACCAGACCAGGCTTCTTTTTCTTCCTCATTAAGAGTAGAATAATAATCTTTTTCACGATCTGATCTAAACTTTACATTAAAATCTGGCTCTGCTTCAGTTTCAACCTGCTCTTCTGGTTCAATTTCTATTTCTGACTCTTCCATATCTTCAAAAATAGGATTAGCAGGAATTTCTTTTAATCCAAAGAGTTTAGAATCGTCTATTGATGTTGATAGGTCAATTACTGGCATGTTTCCTCACTTATTTGCATTGCTACAATATCTCTATCTAAAATAGAGCGGTATTCTTTTCCGTCTTTTGTTTGATTGCTTGTTATCCTGTAACCGCAAAAAGTAGGAATTATAATTTTATCACCTACGCACGGCTTATCTTTCCAAGTACCTTCATCAAAAGCTTTTGAGCCAAAATTAATAATTGTTGCAATTGTTTTAGCTTGTTGCTCGTATTCTAGTGCTTTGCTTGGAAGAAAAATCCCACCTTTTGTTTTTTCTTCTACCACATCTGGTAAAATTAAAATTCTATATTCGACACATTTCCAACCAGAAGTGTTTTGTATTTTTGATTTAATTTTTTTACTCATTCAAACCTCCATGAAATAAATTTAACAACATTTCAAGCTGTTGTTCATTTGTTACGCCAAAATAATTAGAAACTTGTTCTAATGCTTCGCAACCGCCAAGACAACTTAAGACTTTGTCTTTATCAAAAGAACCTTGTCGTCTTATGTAGTTATGCGATATTCCGTTTAACAATTTTAAACGCTGATTGGTTAAAATTCTTTTAAATTTTAACGCTGTTGGATCGTTTAACCAATCCTTTAACTCTTTCATTTCGATTTGACTCATTTTTTCTCAAATTTGTTAATATTAAATATCAGCAGAGGTCGCATTTTCCTCAATAATTTCTTTGGTTGAAGGAAGTTGGACTTGCTGATTCTTTTTTTCGAAACCTGCTAACGATATTACCGCTTTTAATTGTCTATCTTCTTTGCGGTCTTGCATTTCGTCTTTTCTTGTTTGTGCGTCAATTATGTTGTCTAAAACATCTAATTGTTCTTTTGTTTCTGCCATTTCAGTGTCTTTGACTAATTTTCCAGCCTGAGCATAGTTTACTAAAACTTCTGAATCTAATTTAGCTGATTCTTTTTGAAGTTTAACTTGATCTAGTTGGAATTTATTAGCTTCGTTCTGCATGTCGCCTTGTATTTTAAGGCGTTTAGTTTCTTCTTGAGCCATTGCAACTTCCATAACTGGATCAGGCTGTGGCTGTGGTTGAATAATAAATTTGTCAAAGTTTTCAATTCCAGCGGTTTCAAATACTGTTTTATGAAGTAAAAATTGATCAACCATTGGCGAACCAATAAAACCCATTAAAAATTGAGCTTTTGCAAATTTTTGCATTGAAATAACATTCTCAGGATTTGCAACTGGCACAATGTCATAGCCTTTTAAAGAAAAATCTTCTTTAACGCTTGGGCTTTCAAAAAGTTTTATGTCTAAAATCTCAGAATATTTTTTTTGAGACAAATATTCTGAATTTAATTCGTAAAATATTCTTATTTCTTGCCGCAAAGAGTTATAAATCCGCATAAAAACGGATTTAAATTGTTTTTGCCCTTGTTCAGCCATACCCATGTAAGTGGTGGCGGCAATATTACCGGCATTTTCACCAGTTAAAACATCTCTTAAAGAGCCTAATTCTTTTCCAGCATTAACTAGAAACTGCATCAACACAAACAAGGTTTGCGAAGGCTCTGGGACTGGTAAAGAAACAATTGCATCGCGAATATTACTACCAAAACTATCAACCATTTTCCATTCAGCAGGACGGAAAGATTTCATTCCCCCCGTTATGTTTAAAGATTTAGAAATAAAACCGCCTCCAGTATTTTGGAGGGTTCCAGCATCGGTTAATTGGTTAATTGAGCTATTGATTGCTGAATTAATATTAAAAAGTAAATGACCTAAACCAATACCATAAAAAGAGCCATCAGGAGAAGGGATAAAAATATAACGAACAAAGAAATTAATTGCTTTAATGCTTTCAATTTCACCTTTTTTATTTTTCTTAACGTCTTTTTCGTGAAATCTTTTTATTAGTTTTACAAGTTTATTTGTAGCTTTATGAATTACTGCAATGTAAGGTTCTGCATAGCCATCATTATCTAAATCGATTCTAGTGTGTTGTTCTAAAAATAGAATCAAACCCGCTTGCGATTCGTCAGAAGTTCTCTTTTCGTTATTCTTATCAAGTCCGTTAGTATCAGTTGCGGAATCTACAGCATCAGGATCAAAATCAAAATCAATGTAATCACCAGAGCGAATAGAAGAAACCACGTCTTGCGGGTATTTTTCAATGATTTGGGTTACAGGAGCCTCAAAAGAAGGGGCAAAATCGTTTATAATTAATTTATCTGGATAAATTAAAGAAGAGCAAATTTTATTCTCGTTTGAATCATAGTAATTTTTCTTAAACATTGTTCCAAGCGAGCTAAGAGCATTAAACAACGCATCCATATCTTGCTCAAAACCTTCAATCTCTTCGTTTAACTGATAATTCATAACAGTTGCAACCCTTTGACCACGTTTTAGCTTTGCTCCTACGTTTTGAATTGCTGGCAAACCTGTTTCATCAAGAGTTGCAACAGATCCATCTTCGTTACGCATCTCATTGCCTTCTAAATCCTTCATTACTTCGCCATCATCGTTACCAATGACTTTAGCTTTTACAATGTTACCGTCTTTAAAAATTTCAGGGTAGCATTTGGCTGCAAATTCAACGCAAGCAGTAGAAATAAGGGGAAAAATAACATTTGAAGAACCTTCAAAAGGAAAAGAACGCTTTTCTGATTGCGACAGCGTAAATCTGATTATGTCTTGAAGTTGTTTTTGTTTTTCAGTTCTTGATTGCAAATCAATCTTATAGCGCGTGTCAATTTTTGACGCAATAGACGAACGCATCTCTTCAGACAATATTTCGGCAATATTATCCGTTTCTAAAATAGTTTTAAAATCTAAATATTCTTTGTCGTCTTGAGTAAGCAAAGTTGTTTGCGTTCCATTTTTATTTTTCATTTACTCAGAATTAAAAGGCAGTAAAATATTAAAAAATTCAATGTCAAGCATTATTTATTCCACCAATAAAAAGATATTTCACAAATTTAAAAACAATTGATTCCCATTCTTTTCTTAACTGTTCTAATTCCATAATTAATACCCCGTAATTGGACTTCTGTTACTTGAGTTTAAAAATTCCTCATAATCATAATCATCAACAAAGCCACCTGATTCTTGCGAATAAGTTTCTAAGCGATGGACTGAAGCCGCAAAAGTTTGGAAAGCATCCGCACCATTTGAATTAATATCGTGGAGAGGTTGATCCATGAAGCAACCGAGTTTGTCATTAAACTTTTTGCGGTATTCTCTTAATCTATTTATTCCCGCCTCGCATTTCTTTTGATCGAACCAGCAACGGCTTAGTATTGTCCTCGCTTCATTGATTGAATCTATTTTGCTTTGCGCTCTTGTTATCTTTTCAAAACGAAAGCCAAAGTTTTTCGCAATTTCTAAACCGTCCTTCCCGTCGTAGTAAGAACGCCGAGAAATATCATGCGGGGCAAAGTGATTGCCGTAGTTGTAATTTTTATCTTTTAGGATTTTGAAGTAGTGGGGGAGTGGTTCTTCGCTCATTTCGTAATAGTCAACAAGCATGAAGTCGAAACCTTTCTTTTGGAAGAACCAGATGCAAGTAGTATCATTGATTCCCAAATCCCATGCGGTATTAACGGGTAAGTGTTGGTCTATTCCTACCCTTCCAATCCTGCCATCCTGTTCTGCTTTCATTAATTCTTTTGACCAATACGCGCCTACAATTGCTTTCTGAAATGCTTCCTTTGAGTTACTCGGAAACTCTTGTTTCATCAAATCGCCCTGAGTTTCTTCTTTCTTGCAATACCAAGTTTGTTGTTGTCTCGTTAGTTTAATTCCTTCGTCTTCAAGACCTAAGAAATAGTCGTCTTGTTTATTGCTAAAATAATAGTCTGAAGTCATTTGATATTTGCGATCCTTCCACCAGCCAAAAAAATGAAACTTCCAATCCAGAGCTGTTAGCTCTTCTTTCATTCTCATTCTTCTTTCTGCAACTGTGCAAAGATTGAAGAAGTGACCGCTTGCGCCTTGTGCCGTGCTTTCGATTACGATTTGTTGGCCTTGGTGTACTGTGTTGAGTGATCCCGACATTATTTCTTCTGCTTTCTCCGGTGACTTCCTGCAAATCTTGCCAAACTCTGTGATGTGTAAACGCTGAACAGTTCCGGACCGTGCCGATGTTGTTACTGAATAACTCGATCCGTTGCTGAAGCGCATGATTTCTGTTGAGTCAGTTAAGAGAGAGCGATGTTCTTTGATTTCCGTTGGCAATCTGTCATATGCATAACGTACTTTGTCGCGTAGTAATTTCTTTGCATCTTCTAAATCGTCACCGATCAAAACAGCTGTGATGTTTGAGTTGAATAAACAATCATCTAGAAAATTGATGCAGTAAAAAGTTGTAATTCCGAGTTGACGAGCTTTCAAGATAATGTTCAGCGAATGCGTTTCATCAATCAATTCGCTTTGTGCTTCGTTGCAAATAAATTTAAACTCTTTTCCGTTTTCGTCTTTGCAGTAATACAAGTTTGACATGCGCCAACTTTTTTGTGCTAGATTGTGCGCTAGAGTTTTCAATGCTTCGCTGTTGTGCTTCATGCTATTATTTAAAGTTTAAACGCTTCGAGCTTATCTTCAAACATTTTAGCAATCAATCGAAAATAGTTCTTGACAAAAGAAAAACAAAAGATTTAACTTGACAACAATTCCCGAAATTGGAGGGGGTGGGGGGGTGGTAGAGACGGTCCCCCGTCAGACTACTGCCGTTTGCGTTAGTCTCGCATTTATGCGAAAAACCATTTATTTGTTGTTGTCAATGTTGCTCAATACTTCACTAAGCCACGCGCTTGTAGTGCTCGTGTCTTTCACTTCTGCTTGAATCTTAGTCGAATCTCCGAATCTTGCCGGATTTTTCTTTGCAGCTAGCCAACGATAATGTTGGGCCAACTCTCTCTGTCTCGTTACTGTTGCTTGTGTGTCATCTGCTTGAATTTGTAGCAAAGATAATTCCGCTTTTCTTGAGATTGTTTCTGCGCTTTCTCTTTGTGCTTCGCGTGCGCGAGCGGAATGCTCACTTTCTGAGATGAATCGCGCAACATATTTCTCATGAACTCCAAATCTCTCTTGAATCTCTTCATAGCTCTTCGCTTGTCTAATCATCTCGATCACTTCATCAGCATTCAAATCTAAAATCTCTGCTTGTGTCAATCTCTTCAAATTGCTCTCAACTTCTCGCGTAACTTTCACAATTTCTTTCGCAACTTTCTTTCTCTTTGTTGCTGCAAAATCTGCTTTATTTAAAACGCTTTTTTCTTTCTTAGTTAGCTTTTTCTCTTTCATTTGAATCAAATATTTTTGCAGGAAAAAGCTCATACTAAACGCATGATTTAATCCCTTAAAATTTCTGCTTTTCTCTGCGCGATTCATTAAAATAATTTGATTAAAAAAAGCAACTATTTTTTTAAATCTTTTTTGTTGACATTTGTTTTTCCTTCTCTCTCTAGTCTCCCCCGCTCTCAATCTCTGTAAATGCCGCTCTCTGTAAGCCTCGCGCTTTAGTGTATAGCTTCGAGCCGCTTAAATGCTGGATGAATTAATTAAATAATAATTGAATAAATAAATGAAATAAAACTTGCATGATTAAATCGTTCTCTGTTATAGTGTGCACATCGAAATCACTTCCGGCTTCGACAATCTAAAAAACAGAATCATGAAAGTTCTCGCAACAAAAGCAGAAATAAAAAATACATTAATCGCATTGGTTTGGAGCGCGCCAACAATTGTTTTAACACTTGCTTTTGCATGCGCCCAAGTCGGCATTCTTTAAACTAAAAAAATAAAATCATGACAAATTTCGTGCAATGCGTAACAAATTCCCAATGGATCAAAAATTTGAATGTTACCGAGCCCTGCAAAGACAGATTAGAAGAAATGGCTTTAATTGCTGCCGGTTTCGGATTTGAAGCAATCCAAATGGATGTCAAAATCCGATCATTGCGCGAAATGAAAAACGAAGAAATTCAATCGCGCTTTGATGTTTACAACAATGAAAAAATCTAAATAAATACTTGCAACAATAAAAACAGGCGTTACACTTCAGAAATCAAGATTACTTCCGATCTTGATAATTCAAAAAATACTAAAATGAGAAATCAACTTTATTCATTATCAAACAACGGCTTTCAACCAATCCCACAAGCTCCAGAGCTTGCAATCGGAACCAAAGTGAGATTAAATCTCACTGGTTGCGATTGTTTTGGTGCGATTATTAGCGCTGATAAGCATAATTATAACATCGTCAAACTCGATGAGTATCATGCGGGATTTTCACAAACTGACAAGCACCACATCCAGCCACTTTCTAAAAAGTTTGGGATCGGAATTTATTATGTCGATTGCTTAGAAATAGTTTTTCCAGAAATTATTTCTGAATTTATCGCCAAAGCTCATGCCGCGGACGCTAGAAAACTAGAAGAAAAAAGAATAAAAAAAGAAGCTGACGAAAAAGAAATTTTAGAATTACCCGCGCTTTACCCGCACTTGAAACCAATTAAAGAAGATTACAAAGCAGCAAAAAAAAATCTAATTGCAGAGCTTAAAGCAAATTTTAAAGGCGAAAAGTTTTCGGTAAGAGTGGACCGCTACGCCGTGCAAATTTCAACCGCTCTTTCAAAAGAAGAAGTAAAAAAAGTAACTGATAAATTCAAGGGTTCTGTGTCGAGCTATTGCGGCGATTTTAGAGACTCAAACGAAAGCAATTTTAACAAAGTTTTTGGCGGCTTCAATTACATTTTCATCAACTAAATCAAAACTAAAATGAAAAGTAAAAGATTAGAAATTTTACAAAATTCTCTTCAAAAAAAAGAAGCAATTTTAGATCAAAAATTTGACAACCATTTTTTAGACGTGAAAAGCGGTAACGGCCAACCGATGAATGATAAAAGAAATGGCAGGGCAACACTTAACCGCTGGGAATCTCAAAGTGATTCGATTAGAAATCAATACAAAGAAATAGAAAAGACAAAAAACGCGATTGAGTTTGAACAAGATAAAATTCTTGATTGCAAAGCTGTTTTGAAAGATTTGCCGAAGCCCTTTTTAGATTGTTTAGAATCTGGAGAGTTGACCCAATGGCGTAAATTTCCCAATCGCTTTTTTGTAAAAAACGGCGGACGCGGCCGAATTATTTGGGAAAAAGGAGAGCTTCTCTGCTCTTACGTGCCAGAATTTGAAACTCCAGAGCGCGCAGCTTTTGCGGCATGTTTTAACAAATTAAAAACTCAAATCAACTAAAACAAAACTAACATGAAAACACTAAAAACTTTTTTAGAAAAACATGACGCTTGCACGGACGGCTTCGAATTTGCAAAAAACTTAACACTTGAACAATTTCTAAAAACCTGCCCGCGCGGCGATTGGATTCTGTGGTTGTTTGTAAGAACAAATCCCGATTCATTAAAAGAGCTGACACTAGCAAAAGCACATTGCGCAAACACGGTGAGGCACTTAATGACTGACAAAAGAAGTCTAAAAGCTGTTGATGTAGCTCTGGCTTTCGGTGGGGGCAAAGCAACGCGTGAAGAATTGGCTGATGCTTATGCTGCTGCCGCTGCTCCTGCTACTGCTGCTTATGCTGCTTATGCTGCTTCTGATGCTGCTTATGCTGCTGCTGCTGCTGCTGCTGCTGCTTATGCTGCTTCTGATGCTTCTGATGCTGCTGCTTATGCTGCTGCCGCTGCTGCTTCTGCTGCTTATGCTGCTTCTGCTGCTGCTTCTGATGCTGCTAGAAAACAAAACCGGAAACAAACATCTGACATATGCCGTAAATTTCTACCGATTGAAATTTGGGATCAATCGAAATTTTAACTAAATCAAAAATATGAAAAACGACGCAAAAAATATTATTCTCTGGCTCATGATTCCCCTTTTTTTACTTGTAGCTCTTTTAGACTTCTACGCAACTAAGAAAGCAGAGAGAGAAAAAGCAGAGGTCAAAAAGTTTAGAGAATGTTTACTGACTGACAACTACACAAACGACTGCAGCTCTTTAATCTTAAGAAAAAAATAAAATGAAAAACTTTGACGAATTGCTTGAAGAATCCCCACTTTTGACAGAAGAAAATTGTTGCGTTTTTTTGGGCGGACTTAGCGAAAAAGAAGAGGAATCACTTTCACAATTTACCGGCCTTCTTGATAAAGACGGTAAAGAAATTTACGAAAATTCACATGTGCATTGCTTTAAACAAACTATTGGAAATAGTGATAAGAAATACAAAATAACGCCTTCATACTCATTCGGAGTCCCCAGTCCTCAAATGATGCCTTGGGATCCCCGATCCTCAAACTTGGACGAACTACTCGAACAATCCCCAATTTTAACAATAGCCGTTTCTTGCGCTTGCCTTGCTTTTATGCTTATTGCGAGCTGGTTCACTTATCTAATTTTTACAGCTTAAAACATGAAAACAACACAAGAACAAACAAAAGAACTGACAAAAGAACAAAGAGAAATAAAAGAAAAAATTGAGCTTCTTTTAAAAAATGGTGTAGAAATGGATGAAATAGCCGCTGAATTAAAAGTAAGCAAAGGCACTCTTTATCATGAAAAAGGTGTTTTTGCCCGATTTGGAATTCCTTTGCGAGGAAAAAAAGGCCAATCAGGTCGTAAATTCAAAATTTGCTAACATGACAAAAACAAACAAAATTGAAAATTTTTGGAGCGGAAACTTAATTTGTGAGGATGCTACTTTAGAAATCAGACAATTGTTAAAAAAAGAAAAAGCTAACTTGATTGGTGCTAATTTGCGTCGACTTAAATTGCCTCGCATGGTTTTGCGAGGTGCTAATTTAATTGGCGCTAATTTGCGCGGCGCACGGTTGCGAAGTTGCGATTTAAGCCACTCTAATTTGATCGGTGCTAATTTGCGCGGCGCTGATCTGAGCGGTGCTAACTTAAGCAATTGTAACTTAGTTGGTGCTAATTTGCGCGGCGCGCGGTTATGGGGCGCTAATCTGAGCGGTGCTGACTTGCAAGGCGCTGATCTGAAAGGTGCTAACTTGAACGGTGCTAACTTGTTCGGCGCTAATTTAGACGGCGTTAAAAAAAGCGAATCGCAGAATTTTGCAAAAACTGTTAATCTTAAAAACTAAAAAACATGACAAAAACAAAGAAAACAAAACAAAAAAAAATCTTTTTAATTTTACAAAATCGCCAAATTGAACAAATGGTAAACCAACTAGAATTATGTCATCGCAGGCTTGAAACTCTTGAAAATCTCTATTCTCCGGGTGACAGCCGCCGTTGGTCTGCAAATATTTCTGCTTGCTTGGGATTATCTACTGTCGCCGTGCTTACTACTGCTTTATTTGCTTATTTTAAAAACTAAACAAAGGAAAACATGAAAAAGCTAACTTTAAAAGAATTACTACAAGCAAGAAAAGCAAAGATTGAGACTAGACGCGCTCTCAGTCGTGAGATTTACAAACTTGAAAAGCTAATTGACAAAAAACTTTAGGAGTAACATGACAAAAACAACAATCCGCGCTTTAATACTCGCCGCTACAGCTTCATTTGTTGCCGGCTATCTTCTCGCATGTAGTCGCGTACAAATCCACGATTGCCAGAATTTTCTTGAATCAGAAAAGTTCGACACAATCGCAGAAACACTCCAAAACAAGTTTTATCACGCTCCTAAATTTTAAATATTTTGTGAATCTCAACGATTACATCGATCTCAACGATTACATCGATCTCAACATTAAATTGTTGACGAAATACCTAAAAAACCCAACTTTTCCAGGGCGCGCGATAGGAATTGACGTTTGTCTTTACAACATAAAACAAGCGGAAGCCTCCGGCGCTTGGGACAAAGAAGACGCACAACTTGCGCTTGCAGAATTAAAAGAATTCAGAATCTGGCAACGTTTGATTAGATTCTTCTTGAGAGTTAAAGCAAAGCTCTTTAGAATTCCCGGTCAATATTAACTTTGCATTTGAACAGCTAGCAAATATTGATTTTTTTGGGTCGGGGAGAGTTGAAGCTCCCCGATTCGCTTTTGTGAGGATGTCTTAGGAAGAAAGACGTTCTCACTGAGTCGAATAGTCTAAGGACGGCCAAACTCGCTTATTGGGTAAAATCCACAGAGTGGCAAAGTAGAGGAGAAATCAGGACTGCGTAGCGGGTGAGATTTCAACCTCCGGCTGTAACGGGGAAAGTGATGTGGAGAGCCTTCCTTTCCCCGTTACTAAATAACAGACGCTTGAAATATTCAAGTGCAGCCGCTCCTTCACTGCTTGCATAAGGGCGGCTTTTTTAACTCTTTATGTATAGAAAAGCGCAGAAATGCGTTTCGAGAATAGACGAGAGGGATAACTCGAATAAAAAAAGGCTTAAGTTTTCAAGTATAGAAAACTAGCTTTTTCTATCAATGACAGTCATCTCACTTATAGAAAATTAAGGTTTTCTGTAAATATCCTAATTGTCAGAGCAAGGCTTTGGGGTATAGTCAGCCTGGCTAAAGAAGAAGGCACAACTTACATCCGCGTAAATCAAAGAAGAAACCCTTGCCGTAGCCTCTGTAAGAAGCAATGAGGGCAGGGAATTCCCTTCAATGTAGCTGGCAGCTCGGAAAGACGGCAAATTACTTCTCTACCTAGCGTAGAAGGAGCTTCTGAGTTCGTCCAAAAGGCGTCCTCAGCAAAATAAATTACTTGACTCTTAGAAATAGGAATTGAGGGTGTAGAAAAGTTAAAAGCTAGGGGACGAGCCTTTTAATTTAGAAAATTCTTTTATGGTCTGGAATAGTCCCCTGTTCCAGGCCACCAAATCTGCAAGGGGACATGATGAGCAAAAACCAAACAAAAAAACAAATAGAAGAATCAATAGCCGGTTACAAATCCGAGTTATCAGAAATCTTTGAATCAATTAATGATTTCAGAGTTTTCAAAGCCAACTTTCTTGAGAGAACTAAAAAAACTTCTCTCACAGTGTTGAATGTTTTAAGAAAAACCAGCAACAAAAGCGCTCAAAAATTTTTGATTCAAAATCTTGAAGAAGAAATGGGCCTCGGCTTTCCAAAGTCTCATTTAGAACTGCTCCAGGATGCAATTGGAAGCGTTGATTGTTCTGAAATCACCGAAGGCACAAGGCAATATCTGCAAAGAAAGGATTACATTTTCAAACGCGCTTGGTTTGATGAGATTGTTGGCGATTTTATTGCTCACGAATTAGTCGCGTCTGATATGTTGCAGCGGATTAAAGACAAATTCGGAAACAAATTTCAATCACAAATTTATTTTGATATTCATCTTAACGGAACTGAAGACAGGCACGGCGAAGACGCGTTAAAATTACTCAAACTTACGTCAGATTCGAATCAGGTTTTGGTTGGAGTCAGTGGCTTTCTTTCAAGCCAATTAAACTTTTTTAAATCTCTTGCTTCTTAGAAATAGGGGTTGAGGGTGTTAGAAGAGATTAACAAGAGATTAACAAGTAAAAATAAGGAATATGGAAAATACAGCTGACCAAATAGAGCTAGTGAATAAACTGCATCGTAGGCATATTGCCAAGCTCCTGGATTCATTAAATGGAATCAATGCCCCTAAAATTATTATTGACGCAGTAAATAGGCAATTTTCTTTTTACTCAAACGACATCAAGAACCAAGTATTAACAAGTAATTCAAATCAAAATGAGAATCACAACAAATAACCGCCCTTCGTTTTTACTTTATAAATCATTTTACGCTCCAATAAAGCATTTAAAAGATGAAGAGCTTGGAATGCTTTTTCGCGTACTTTTTGAGTATCAAGACGGCTTAGAAGTTAAAAACTTACCTCCGCAAATAGGCATGGCTTTTGCCTTTTTTAAGAATCAATTTGATCTTGATGAGCAAAAATATCAAATCACTGTAGACCGTAACAAGTCAAACGGCTCTAAGGGTGGAAGGCCTAAAAAAGAGGAAACCCAAGCTAACCCAGAAAACCCAGTGGGTTTTTTAGAACCCAGAAAAGCCGAAAAAGAAAAAGAAAAAGAAATAGAGAAAGATAAAAGAAAAAGATTTACCCCCCCAACTCTCCAAGATATTCAAAACTACTGCAAAGAAAGAAATAACTCAGTCAATCCTGACAAGTGGTTAAACTTTTACCAAAGCAACGGTTGGAAAGTTGGAAAGAACTCGATGAAAGACTGGAAGGCTGCCGTAAGAACTTGGGAAGGAAGCAGTTTCGATAAAAAGCAAGAACCAACCACCGCTTTTAACCCGTCACAATGGAGTAAATACTAATGATTTACAATCAAGAAGCCGAACAAGCATTGCTTGGCGCGATTATTAATCACAACGATTTGATTGCTCATTTATCAATTGAGCAGCTTGATTTTGCTTTTATTTCCCACCAAAAAATTTTCGTACACATTGCCGGCAATCTCCGCGCTGGACTGCCGGCTAATTTAATAAATTTAAAAGATTTCTTTTCTACTCTTGATGAAGGTAAAGATTATCTTAACGCTCTTTCGCTCTCAGTGAGTGCGGCTTTACTTCCATCAGAAACTCACAAAATCTTGCGAGATTTACGCAATAAAAGAAAGCTAGAGGAGATTGCTCTTGAGTTGAAAGAAATGTCATCAGACGCAACTAAAAACAGCCAAGAAATTAAAGACTTCGTGTCTGAAAGCCTTGAGGAACTAAATTTAACAGCGTCAGCTAAAAAAACTTTAACGCTAAGCCAAGCTGTGAGAGGTAGCTTTAAAAGCAGAAGTTCAAAAATAATCTACTCAGGCTACCCTAGCCTTGATCAGATCACAGGAGGTTTTGAGGACGGAGATTTAATTATTCTTGCTGGTCGCCCTGGAATGGGGAAATCAGCGTTAGGCGTAAGCATAGCTCTAAAACTAGCGAAAGAAAACATCGGCGTTTTGATTATTTCTTTAGAAATGAGTCAAGAACAAGTAGCGCGTAGAATTATTGCAAACCTCGGATCGCTGAACGTGACAAAACTGAAATACAACTTGCTTAGCTCCCAAGCTGAGGTCGAGTTTTTTCAAAAGGCTGTAGAGAGAGCCGACGAGTTGCCAATCTTTCTAAATGATGAAGGCGCGATAACTTTGGCAAAAATAAAGTATGAGATCAAAAAGCACGTAAAAAAAGGCGTGAGGCTTGTGATGATCGACTACATTCAGTTGATAAAACATCAAGCAAGGGGAGGAATGACTGAGAAAATCACCGACATTAGCAACGGTTTAAAAGCAATGGCGATGGAGTTTGGAGTTGTGATCCTTGGTCTTTCGCAGTTGAATCGCGCAGTGGAATCAAGAGACGATAAACGACCTCAGCTTTCAGACTTGAGAGATTCGGGATCAATCGAGCAAGATGCCAACATGGTGATTTTTGCCTTCCGTCCAGAATATTATCTTGAAAAGCAAAAGCCAGAAGATCCAACCCGGTTGAGCGAATGGAAGAAGGAAATGGAAAGATTGAGGGGCTTGGCTTTTGCGATAGTTTCAAAAAATCGAGATGGTCAGTGCGGAGAGGCAAGACTTCGCTTTGATGGAGAGTTTGCAAGATTTACAGAAAACACTAATTTTTAACAACAACTAAGGAGAAAAAAATGGATAATAAAATATTACAAAGCACCAATCCACATGAGATAAACTTCCCCGAAATATCTATCTTAAAAATAGAAGATGATTTCAATGAGAAAATAAAGGTTTTGGTTGGCGAAAAACTTAAGAAAACTATTGAAGATGTGCGCGAAGAAATAGAATTAGAATATTATGCTAATTACTCTGACAATCTAAGGCACTTTTTAGATAGTCTTGTTTTGGATAAAGCTAAAGCTCTTGTGGTTGGATTGCTTGATGGTGATAAGGATTGCATAAGAACATTTTTAGAGTTTGGTCATTCCAGAGAAAAAGTCCTTGCGTCTGTTATTGATTACGCTGCAAAAATTGAGATTGAAGATCTAAGACAAGAAATCAAAAGACTGATTAATTATCAATAGTATTAGCTCATGTTTGGAGTAAGCAAAAATGACACACATTAAAGACCTATTCGCAGAAACTGTCGAAAACGCAAGCAAAGCAAAATTTTATCGTACAAACCGCGATATCTTTCTCCGTTATTTTTATTCAAACCCTTATTTATACGAGGCTTTGATCTTAGCGGGTAAATTTGAGAAAATGGAGCAAATCATAAAAGAAAATTCAACTTTCAAATTCGATGAGTTTGAAGCGGAAACTAAAAGCAAAATGGAGAGTAAATGAAAGGAAAAATATTCAACGCACAAGAGAGTAAATTGCAATTTGCAAACGAGTTTTTCCATAGTGCTTCAGGGCATTACATGGCAGGTTTTAATGCAAGAGTATTGGGAAATCCTCTTTATTCGACAGCTAGCTTTCAAATTGATCATTATTCAGTAGTTCCATCTCTTAAAGCGGGATGGATAAGAGCTGATAAAATGGCAAAAGATGGTAAAATATTTTTTGTGAACGAAGGCAAGGAAATTAAAACAATGAAAGATGGCGATGCTTGGTGTTGTATCGGAAAAGATTTTACGGACTTGCAATCTTCAGATGATTATGAGTTTGGAGATACTAGAGAAGAAGCGGTAAAAAATTATATGAAAAAATTTGAAGTTATTAACAATTAAATTGAGGTAGAAAATGAAAGACTTAATCAACAAAATGTTAGACGGTGAAATAGACATCTACCAAGTCCACACCGATCCGGAAGGAGAGCTACAAAAGGAGCTTAGCGAAGAAATTAGCAGGCTTTACGAAGCGGCTAGTGAGCAGGGCTATGATTTAGACGATGATTGTGAAAAGATTTATGAGTCAATTTTAAACGGGATGGAGAGTAAATGAAAGGAAAAATCTTTAACGCACAAGAAGTGCAAGCGATAATTGCGGGAAATAAGACAATGTTTAGGGAGGTGATTAAACCGCAACCTCCACTTGGTTGTCAGTACACAATAAACGGCAATCAAAGCCACGCCCTTTGTTTTGTTTATTGTAACACGCCTAGAGACGAGAGAGATTACTCAAAAGAGCCTCTTGTTTGCGTGCCACCAAAACCTACTAGCATAGATCATAGGTTGGAATGCCACTACCAAGTAGGACAAAAGATTTTTTGTAAAGAGACTTATGAAGAATGGGATGATGGCCTCGTCTATAAGTCTGATAATTCGCCAGCCAACATAGTTTCTAAGTGGAAACCAGCCCAACACATGAAGCAAGAACACTCACGCCTAACCCTGTTGATTAAAGAGATAAGAGTGGAAAAACTTGCCGATATAACGCCGTTTGATTGCGTTTGTGAGGGAATTTGGGACGGAAGAAATGTTGCATTGGGAATGAGTGGAAAGGCTGTAGAAGATTTTAAGGACAACTGGAACGCAACTCACAAAAAACCAGAAGAGAAGTTTGAGGCATCGCCTTGGGTTTGGTGTGTAAGTTTTGAAGTTATTAACAATTAAGGAGTAAATTATGGCTTATTTAAGATTCTCTAACGATTGCGATGTTTATTTGTACGCATCCACACATCATAAAACTAAAAATAAAGGATTCGCTCTTCATACTTCAATTGAAGTAGGAGACATTAACGAGTGGATCGAGGGTCGAACATTTAGCGAATCAATTAATAAAGTTATTGCTAGGTTGAAAGAGTTAGAGAACGAAGGTGTTAAGTTTGACAAAAATATTTATGAGTCAATTTTAAACGGGATGGAGAGGAAATGAGCCATTTTTGGTGCTGCGGCTGCGAACAACACGTTGATGAAGAATTTGACGGGTTTGTTGTGCTTGATGGTAAATGGTATTGCACGTTGTGTGAGGAAGAAATTAAAAAAGAGGGAACGGAATGAAGAAAAAGGTATTTGTAGAAAAAGAAAGTCAAAAGTTTGTACTAGTTTCGCTTCACGCTACAGTAAAGAAGCACGCTTGGTGGCTTGTAGAACATGGAGACAATAATGGGAAAATCGTTTCAAGCGTATCACTTAAGAATCACTTTGAAGAATTTAAGCAATAGAAATGGAAAGGGAAATAACTAATTACCACCCGATTTACAGCGCTTTTGGTGAGCGGTCCGGGTATTTACAAACTATCCGCACGAAAGGACATAAGGCGGTAGAGATAGAATATTTTTTAGATGAGAACCAGCGAGGGAAAGGAATCATGACGGCTTACCTTCCAGAGTATTTGCAGCAACTGGAACGCGAAGGAATTAAGAACGTCACGGCGCATGTAAAAGAAACTAATTACGTAAGCAAAAAGCTACTAAAAAGAAATGGCTTTAATAAGATTAGTCAATTTGGGAATATTGAGATTTTTCTTTATATTGCGGGGATGAAGTTAGACGCAAGCAGCCTACGGGGAGTAGGCGAGGAATTTGTCAATAGAAAAATGTTAGTAAAAGTGAAATAAATTTCTCGCCTCTTAAGGTATGTAGAGTTTTAATAGTTGCACCACCGAAACAAACTAACAAAAAATCAATAAAACTATGTTCAAAATAAAGTTAAGTTGCGGAATGGTTTTTTCCTCTTCGGAATCAATCAAAAAAGCAAGACAAGATTTCATCGAATATCACATCGACCAAGAAATCGAAGAGCCGAAGAAAATTGCAAAAGTAATTAATGGCGAAGAGCTTGATGAAGAAAACCTACAAATCTTTGAAGAGGATATCGCCCAGGATCTTATCAATAGAAGAGAAGAAAAACTAGAAGATTCTGGAGTCGATTTAGAAGAAGAAATGAGAATCAGCTCAGATGAAGCGTACAGAATCGCAAACGGGGGGGATTACTAATGAAAGAATTTAAAATTCAAATTGTCCGGACAGTCAAAGAAATTGGAGTAATTACTGTAATGGGTGATTGCTTAGATGATGCGATTGAAACTGCTGGCAAAATTGCCTTTATTCAAGCAAGAGACGTTTTCTCAGATTACGATCTTGAAAATGATGAGATCAGGGTTGGAGGTCAGAAATTTAAGAAAATTACTTGGTCAGAATTAGAAAAGCCTGATTACGAAATAGAAAGGGCGAATGACTAATTTTGATTGGCAAGAATACGACTACTGGTGGACTAGTAGTCATGAATAATAATTTAAAAAAGGAAACTATGGCAAACACTGGCTACTGCAACACTGGCAACCGTAACACTGGTATTTTTTGCACAAAAGAGCCGACTCAGACTTTATTTAATAAGCCTACCAATTTAATGTATGACTCGCCAGAAATTCAAAAAATTGTTGAAGTTATTGCTGAAGTTGAACCGATAACTCGGTGGATTGACTCTACCAATATGACTGAAGAAGAAAAAGAAACTGAACCTTCGCATAAAACAACTGGGGGCTTTTTAAAAACGCAAAGTTTTAAAGATTGTTGGAAAAATTCTTGGAAAAAATTTACTCAAGAGCAAAAAGATATTATTTTAAATGCCCCACATTTTGACCCAGCTATTTTCGAAGAGATCACAGGGATTAACTTGGAATTGAAGAAAAGCGTCACTTTAGAGCTTACTGACAAAGAACTTGAACAAATCAAAATTATTTTAAACCAATAAAAGGAAAATATGAAAATCAAAAAAGCAGTTAGAAAAGCAATTCCGGCAATTATTTGTCTTTACGGAAAATCAGGTGGTGGAAAAACATATTCAGCACTGAAACTAGCACAAGGCTTAGTCGATAAAGAAAGAATTTGCTTAATCGACACAGAAAACGGCAGGGCTTCGCACTACGCAGATGAATTTGATTTTGACGTAATTGATTTGGAGCCTCCTTTTACCCCCGCTCGCTACATCCAGGCAATCAAAACAGCTCAAGATAATGGTTATAAAGCGATTGTGATTGATTCAATTTCTCACGAGTGGGAAGGGATAGGCGGTTGTTTGGAGATGGCAGAAGGTAAGCAGGGTTTGTTGGCTTGGGCAAAGCCAAAAGAGCAGCACAGAAAAATGATGAATATGCTCTTGCAAGCAAAAAGCCATATTATCTTTTGCGCTAGAGCTAAGGATAATTTAGAGCAGGTGAAAGTTAATGGCAAAGCGGAAATCGTAAATCATGGTTTGATGCCGATTCAAGAAAAGAACTTTCCTTTCGAAATGTTGATTACCTTGAAAATGGAAGACAAAGGTAAAGTTGTAATTGAAAAATGCGTCAAAGGCCTGGAAGAGTCTTTGAAAATTAACGGCTACATCAACGAAGCCCATGGTAAGATTATTGCCGATTGGGTTAATCAAGGTGAGAAAGTTAATCTTGAGGCGAAGCAATTGATGGCAGAAGCTAGAACCGAAGCGATGAAGGGGGTTGACATCGTTAGTTGGGTTAATTCACTTAATGAAAAGCAAAAAGCGATTGCCAAGGGTTTTGACAATGAATTTAAAAAAGAACTGGTTGCCATTGTGAATGAAGCGAAAGGGCAAGAAGAAGAGGGCGAACTAATCACTATTGATCAAGGTATTGAAATTGAAGGTCTTTTGGTAAAGGCACAAGTCACAAAAGAACAATTCTGCGGCTCAAGAGGTATTGCTTCGATTAACCTGTTGCCAGCGTCTAAATTCGAGGCAGCAAAAAAGGGATTAATTGCTAAATCTGAAAAGGAGGCGAAAGATGCAAATAATTAGAGACATAGAGCAAGGTTCAGAAGATTGGCTAAAATTAAGATTAGGCGTTGCTACAGCGTCTAATTTTGACAAAGTAATTACTAGCGGCGGTAAAGAATCGGCAACGCTTCCAAAATACGCCCTAGAGCTTGCTACCCAATGCCTGATAAGTGAGCCAGAACCTACTTACAAAAACGAGGCAATGCAAAGAGGCAATGATTTAGAACCTCTGGCAAGAGATGCTTATCAAGAGGAAACTTTTAGCATTGTTGAAACGGTCACAATGTTTAAAAGTGATTGCGGCAATTTTGGATTTAGCCCTGATGGTTTAGTCGGCGATGACGGGATCATTGAGATCAAATGCCCTCAAGAAACAACTCATGTCAAATATTTACTAGATAACAAAATGCCGACCGACTACTGGCAACAAGTCCAGGGTGGACTTTGGGTTAGTGAAAAAAAGTGGTGTGATTTTGTATCATTCCACCCGAATTTTAAAGAAAAAAATCTTTTTATTGTTAGAGTTGAGCGTGATGAGGCATACATTGCAGAGCTTGCTAAACTAGCACAAAAGACAATTACAATGCGCGACGAGATATTAAAACAAATTAATAATTAAACAAAGGACAACATGAGTATTTTTGAAGCAATAATTGACTACGACACTGAAGAAGTGAAAAGACTGATCGAAAGCAAGCAGGCGACTCCAAACGATTTAGAGGCAGATAATTTTCTTGGTCGTGACGGGGATGTAGTTTTAAGAAGAGCAAAAGAAGGCGAGGAAAGTCTACAATTAAAAACAGCTTTAGAAGTTGCTGAATCTTTAAACAGAGAAGAGATTGTTAAATATTTGAAATCTGTAAAATGAAAATTCCTTTTTTCTTTTCTGCTACAAATTCCTTTGGGGAATCTCAGGCTAGAATAAGCAAAGCAATTTGTGATTTTCTAGCTGAAGGAAAAGATTTTGAGGTAAGTTTTGAGCTGATAAAGGAAAGCAAGACTAACAAGCAATTGCGCGGTATTTATCGCTTGATTCGTTTGCTTGCTTTACGACTCAGTGAAAAGACAGGAAACTCAATTAGCGAAAAGACAGCAAAGGAAGTTTTTAAATACGATTTTGACGTGACTAGATTAGCTAATCACGACGAGGCTTTTAAAGAAGCGATGAGGGTGAGAAGAGAAAAAGAACTTTTAGGCGATAAAATGTTTTTAAAAGATTTCTATTTTCTTGTCGATAAATTGCAGAAAACTTTTTACGTGCCCGATTCCTTTGCTTTTTTAACGAAAGAATCAGCAATGGAGCTTTTAAATAAAGTGCAAGCTGAGTATGTAGTAAACAGAGGTTGGCACGAGATGATCCTTTTGCCTGACGAAGAAAGAGCGTTTAATGAATATTATAAAATTAAGGAGTAAAATGAAGATTTTTTTAACAATAACAATTTTTTTATTAACTACACAACAATCGCATGCTTTTATTTGGCTTCTAGCTAGTGGGTGGGCTGGATATGAAGTTTCTGAAAGTTCTAAAGAAAATGAAATTAAAGCAGAACAAGAAAGGCATAATAGAAAAATAAGCGAAGCCGATGAGTTGGCTGTATGCTTAAAAACATACAAACAACTAACTAAAGAAAATTTAAATTTTAAAGGTGAACTATCGGAAAAATTAGGTTTTTGTAAAGGCTCTTTAAAGGCTATTAAATTTAAATCAAAAAAGGAGTAAGAAAATGTTGTCAGTAATTATCGGAAGATTTCAAACGCCACATTTGCACGAAGGCCATCAAGAACTTATTAGAGCAGCTAACAATTTTTCGAAAAATGTTTTAGTTTTAATCGGATGCACGGCTGCTATCGGGACAGATAAAAACCCGCTAGACTTTGAAACAAGGAAAAAGATTTTTGAAAATAAAATGCTTTGCGAAATTAAGCCATTACATGATATGGTTTCAGATTCTGATTGGTCGGATCAAATTGACAAAATTATCGATGATCTAGGTTTTAAGGAAGCAACTATTTTTGGCGGCAAAGATAATTCGATTAAAGGTTATTATGACGGCAAACATAGAATAAAAATAATCAATGATATTGGAATACATTCAGCTACTGCCTTAAGAAAAGCAATCGGCATGTCTAATCCCAAATCATCAGAAGATTTTAGAGCTGGAATTATTTATGCAGCAGAGAATCGCTATCCGATTGTTTATTCAACAGTCGATGTAATTGTTAAAAATGATAATAAATATTTAGTCGGTAAAAAAGGTGATAAATATTGCTTTGTTGGTGGTTTTGTTGATCCGTCAGACAATACTTTACAAGCGGCGGCAATTCGCGAATTAAAAGAAGAAACTGGAATTACTGATTTTGGAGATATTGATTATTGCGGATCGATTAAAATTGATGATGTTCGATACAAAGAAACAAAAGACTCAATTATGACTCACTGTTTTTTAGTAAGAAACGCAAGAGATTTGGAGAATGAAATTCAAGACAAAGAGTTTAAAGATTTTGTTTGGGCAACTAGAGAAGAACTTGAAGAATTGTTACACAATTTTCACAAACCTTTATTAACTTTTATTTCTTAATTTATGAAAAACTTAATTAACCTTTCGGACAGCTACAAATTTTCTCATTTTAACCAATACCCAAAAGGCACTGAAATCATCCATTCTTACCTTGCGCCGCGTGGTGGTGAATATGAGAAGGTTGTTATGCACGGATTGCCTTATATTTTAAAAGAATATTTATCTAAACCAAATCTTTGGGCGAATACAGTTTCTGAATCAGAACAATTAGCAAAAGCTCACGGCGTTCCTTTTAATAGGGAAGGTTGGGAATATGTTGAAAAACTTCGTTACTTACCAATTGAAATCAAAGCTCTTCCCGAAGGCACTATTGTTGGCAATAAAGAACCTCTCCTAACCATAGAAAATACTGATCCAAATTGCGCTTGGCTTGTAGGCTATCTTGAAACTCTTTTGCTAAAAATTTGGTACCCAGTAACTGTCGCAAGCAAATCTTACCATGTGCGCCAGATACTTGAAAGATTTTGGAAACCGACTGGAAGTATTGCTGGCGTAGATTTTGCTTACCATAACTTTGGCGATCGCGGATCATCAAGCGTTGAATCAGCAGCAATTGGCGGCGTAGCTCACTTAACTCAATTTAAAGGAACAGATAATTTTAATGCTCTAACACTGTCAAATGAATATTACGACGGAAAATACCAAGGGTATTCAATTCCAGCTTCTGAACATTCAACAGTGACATCTTGGGGCCAAGAAAACGAATTTGAAATGATCAAGGCTTATCTTAAATCTTATAAAAATTCGTCATTTGGACTTATTGCTTGTGTTTTAGATTCTTACAATATTTGGAAAGCTACTGATTTTGTAACTAGTGGCGAAATGAAAGCAAAAATTGAATCTGCTGATTATCCAATTTTTGTAATCCGCCCTGACTCTGGCGTTCCTGAAGTTGTCATCGAAAAAATTTTAGGGATTATGGCTAATAATGAAGTGGCTTACGAAATTAATCTAAACAATAACAAGAAAGTTTTTAAAAAATACCGCATTATTTGGGGAGATGGAATCACACCTCAAACAATTGCAAAAATCTTAACCCTCGGCAATTCTCTTGGTTACTCACCAGAAAACTTTGCTTTTGGTTCGGGTGGCGATTTAATGCAAAACGTAAATCGCGATACTTGTAAATTTGCAATGAAATGTAGCGCTATTAAAGTAAATGGCGAGTGGCGTGATGTTTATAAAGATCCAATCACCGACCAAGGAAAAGCTTCAATTCGAGGAAAAGTTGAAGATTCAAGATTTGTCACCGTGTTTAAGAACGGCGAGATTTTAATTTAACAAAGGAGTAAAATGTCAGTAAATAAATTTATCGGAATTGGTAACGTAGGAAAAGATCCTGAAATCAGGTCAACCCAAGACGGCAAAATGATTGCTAGTTTTTCAATTGGTATTTCAGAGTCATGGAAGGACAAAAGCACTGGCGAGCGTAAAAGCAAAACAGAGTGGGTAAATATTTCAGCTTTTGGCAACATTGTCTCTGTGATTGAAAACTATGTGAAAAAGGGTTCAAAAGTTTACGTAGAAGGCTCTCTGCAAACGACTAAGTACGTAGACAAGCAAGGCGTAGAAAAATCTCAAACCAAAGTAATTTTGCAGGGGTTTAATTCAACTTTGCAATTGCTTGATGGTAAAAAGGATGCTGAAGGTATTTCTCAGCATTCAGTTGATAAAGGTAACGGTTATGCGCCGCAATCAAATTATGCTGAAGAAGAGAACGACGACTCGATACCTTTTTAAAACGGTATTCATCATTAACAGATAAAGCCTAGGGCCTGTAGGTTTCAAGAGCATAAACCCTTGGATTAACCCTAAGATTGAGATGAATCTAAGGGTTTTCCTTGGGGTTAATCACGGAAAAAATTAAAATAAAATGACATTAGATCAAGCAATTGAACAAATAGAGGCCGCAATAGTGGCCGTTAGAAATAGAGAGGACGTGGGGTTTTTTGATGGTAAGAAAAATATTGAGGAAATGCTCATGGATATTGAGTACCGCCTTAATCGACCAGATAAGACCGAGAGAATAGCGTGATTAATTCTGAAAAAGCCGAAATAAGCGCATTAGATTTATTGTCTAAATTCTCTTATAAAAAACCACCAGTTGATCCCGTTCAAATCTCAAGAGGACTTGGAATTGATGTTAGTTTTGTGACAATGCAAGATGAAGAAGATAGAAAAAATGTGTCTGGCTTCTTTGATGCCGAGAAAAACGCAATACTCGTCAACTCAGAACAGTCTGGTGCTAGGCGGGGATTTACTGTGGCTCATGAATTAGGTCATAAGATTCTTCATGCCGAATGGCTTAATCATTCAAATGAAATTCTTTATCGCTCTTCTTACGTCTCCCAGGATTGGAGAGAGCAAGAGGCAAATTTTTTTGCTGCCAATCTCTTGCTGCCAAAATTCATGATGGATGAGTATAAAGAAAAATATGGCTTGAATCACAAAGATTTGGATTTGTGGGCTGGAGTTTTTTGTGTTTCCAGAGAGTTTATGGCTAATCGCTGGAGGTTTTTGTATGGAAAATAATCTTTTAAAACCAGCTCCAGAATATCGCAATGGCTACAAAGACCCAAAGAGGATGGCAGACCTTCATAATCTGCCTTGCTCGCTTTGTTTTTTGAAAGGCTGGCAACAGAAAAGTAAAACTATCGCGCATCATAAAATTGGGTTAGGGCTTGGCAAGAAAGCTAGTGACCTTTTGACAATGAGCTTGTGCGATAATTGCCACACTAAAGGCCAGGACGCAATTCATCATCTTGGAAGAGTAGCTTGGGAAGAAAAGTTTAATGTTACCGAAGAGGATTTAATAACGATAACCAACAAAATGCTAGAAAATGCAACAGATTAAAATCGAAAACATTATCAAGGTTTCTAGCAATAAAATCTATGCGAGCGCGCACTGGAGAGAAAGGAGTAAACTGAAGGAAAACTATTTATGGCTGACAAAATCTCCTTTTAAGAAACTAAAGCCAGTAAGTGGAAAGGTTGATTTAGATTTCCAATTTTTCTTTGCGTCTAGGGCTTTGGATAGCTCAAATCTTGGCTACATGGCAAAGATGATTGAGGATTGCTTAGTAACCTATGGAATTCTGCAGGATGATTCGATTAAATACGTCGGCCAAATTTCTTTGGAATCCTTTAAGAGTAAAGAAAAAGACCAAGATTATTGCATTTTAACATTAAACGAAAAAACTATTTTATGAAACAATTGCGATGTCTCCTTTAAAACTAAACAAGCACAAAGAGTTTCCTAAATCAATCGGAGAGTCTTTGTCTGAGTTTTACCGAGTTGCTGCGGATATGAGAATGAAGAAAGAGAAAATCAAATTTAAATAAAATATGACTAAACGCTTGTATTTTACAGACATAAACAAAGCTCTTTACATGATGAAAGAGTTTGAAGTCACATTTATTGTTGGAGACCAAGGGTATTATAATTATACAAATTACTTACCCCGTAGCGCTAAATATTATGTTGCATCTGAATCCGAATATCTTTTTGAAGCAAAAGAAGGAGATATCGGAATTCGAGCTGATAATGATCGGTTAGCAATAGCCGAGGCTACTAGTTTTGAAACTTTTGAAGAGCCTAATTTTGCTTATAGCTCAAGAAGATATTGGAAAGTTATCATGCGCGACAACAAGCTCTTTTTCCAACCCGAAACCGAATAAATCTATTTTATTAATATTTTACTAATATTTTATTAATTATTTAATTTTGCGCGCCCTTGATTCTATTGGGCTCGCCTGTGTTTTACTAATTATTTACTAATAATTTATTAATAAAAAAATGCGAATAAAATGATAATAAAATGATAATAAAAGATAAAGCTACGATTGAAAAGATAAAAAAGATTGCTTCTAAGGACATCTTGCTAGGTGGAATGGTGGCTATTCTTAGGCGCGCAAAGTTAACTCAAATGACTACCGTTGGCGGGTTTACTTACCAGGCGGAAAGATTAGGATTCAAAATGGAGTATTTAGACGCGCTTATCAAGAATTTTGCTAGGACCGGAGTAACTGACAAGGCTAAGAGTTTAAATCTTATCAGAGAAGAGCTATTGGGAGCTTTTAAACTTACTCAAAAAATTCAAGATGGCTGTTAAGATTGGGTTCCAGACGTTAAGCATTTTAAGAAGTAGAATTGCAACAAAGATGAAAGCAAAGGCAACCCAGGAATCAACCACAAACATTGCGATGCGGTAGATTACATCGATGCCCGTGCGGAAGAATTGAGCAAAGATAACAACAACAAGCAAAATAAAAGCCCACCAGGTTTTTGAAAGACCGAGCCTGTCCCAGTTTGTAGAGGGATCTGGTGCGTTTTTAAGGGCTTCCTCGGCACTTTCTTGGTTCAACAAGAACTTGAGTGGGTTCGGAATTTTAATTGCTCCCACGGCCTTCTTAAATAGAGCTTCTAGCTTAAGGGTGATGGTATCTAACAAGCTGTTTACTTGTTTTGGATCTACTGTCATATTTTCATTATTTCGTTAGTTACTTTCCATACTCCGTTAAGCAGTTCAGCACTGCCAAATTTATTGCGATTGTCAGAGTCGTGCATTGCTGTTTGCATATGAACGCAACTTCTTTCTACAAAGCACTTGTCTACGTTTACGCCAGAGGCTTTGATTGCCATCACAGCTTCAACTGGGGTCATGCCCTGGATGTTAAAATCACAAGCTAAGAATTGGAGATGCCAACTATTAAGAGAGCCTTTGACGGCTGCGTTTAGCTCTCTACTGCGAAAAGCACTGGTGATTGAAAAGGGTTCCGCGATTGCGTCACGAAGCTCTTGCATTTTGTCAGCAAGTCTTACGCCGGCGGTAAGTTGGTTAAGGTCTGGAATATTATTTATTCCCAACCTTGAGGCAGTAATTGAGCTTAAAAACTCTTCAGGAGTAAAATTCTTTCGGCGAAGGTTCTCTTTAGTTACGATTGAGGACATTCTTTTCTCCTGATGTCTTTGTAGTTACGAAGGGAGCTGATGAATTGGTAATCAAACTCTTCTTGGTGTTTGTTTAGCGATGCTTTGTCGTTTTCAGAAATCATAATATCTGGAAATAAGAGGCAGCCAGAAGATGCATATTTCACTTCACGGCTACAACTTGAACTATAAGCCAGCAATAAGATCAGACTTGGAAAGTTTAGAGTTTTTAACTTTAATTTCCTCGGCATTTTTTACGGATTTAATTAAAGAATTGTTTGATTTGTTTTCTTCTTGCAACGCTTCATTTTTCTTTTTTAAAGAAGAGGCAAAGATTGCTAGGACGGACGAGGCTACAAAAAAAAAGATGTTAAGAATTTTAAACATTTTTACTTCTAAAGAATTTGTCGAAGATTGTCCCGGTTAGAACAGCTATTCCTCCCCAAATCAAAGTGTCAAGGGAGTTATCGACATTCTCATAATTAGAAATCTCGCGGAAAATAGCAATGGCCATTAAAGCGTTTTTGCCCAAGATGCCGTTTAGAAGCATAATTGAGCCGCTTATCCGCTTAAGGCTTGGTTTACCTTTTTCTTCAAGGAAAATGTCTAAAATCATTTTTTTACCTTAACAGATAATTTATCTTTTTCTTCTAACTTTTTTAATTCTTCAAGAACAAGTAACATTACGCCGTCTTGGGATTCTCTTTTACCGTGCGTAGCTTGTTGAATCTTGCTGACTTTTTTGTCAAGATCTTCAAATTTATTATCAATTTCAGATTTTAAATCATTAATTTTAGTGGTTTGTAATTTGTCGATTCTTTCCCAAAAAGAACTAATTTCGCGTACGGAAACCCAACTGATAAATTTTACCGCTAAAACTCCTAGAAATACAATCCCCGCCCATAGCCCTGCAGACAAATCATTCCAGGTAATAAATTCATTCTTTTCCATCTAAGCCTTAATTAAATATGCGAGGCTGCCCCAAAGGATAAAGCCCCAGAAATATTCCCCGACCTGCCAACCATTGCCCCTAACCATTCCAGGGATTCTTTGGCAAATCTCCATTGCCAGAAGATAGGCCGAACCCATTAAAAGACCTACAGGGAAAATAAGAAATGATTTTCCACTTATTGGAATAAGGAAGAGCGCAATCATAAATAAACTAATTATCAACAAACTAGTCCACATTAAGCCGCGAAAGGATAAGGCAAAAAATCCAGCTAAAACAGGCCGATCAGAAAGCGCGAAGAATATGCCGTCGGCAATTATTGCGTCTTTTCTATTCTTATCAACAGTGCCGTCGATCATCGCGTTGATGTAATTGCCCCAGCCCATACACGACCCTGCAAGCATTGCGACAGAAAGCAAAAGGAAGCAATCGATTCTTTGTGAAGTAGTTACTGGCGAAATAATTAAGGTAAAGACTAAGGCAAAAACAAGATGATGAATGTGCTTGCCGAAAAACTTAAATTTATTTTCTGCCCGTTGTTCGGCTTCCACAAAGGGTAAGTGGTAAAGTCTTACTAAGCGCTTAGCATAGAGCGCGGCCAAAAGACCGCCTCTAATCTTATTCATTAACGCACCTAGTAAAGCAATGGACAGAACCATAAATTTAATCTGGGTAAACTTCTTTCTGGATTTTTCTGACGTAAGAAACTATTGCTACAAAAAGGTCTTGTAATGACATTTGTTTGCCAATGCTGTCTCCGGTTGCTGGATCAATTAATTCAAAAGTCTCAGAATTTAATTGAGATAAACTAATAGTTTTATCAAGGTTGTTAGAAAATCCCTGAATAATATTTGTATCACCATCGGCATCAACAATGGCTTCAACTTCTGTGATTGATAACTTAATTCTTTCAGATTCAGAAACGCCATATTTTATGATAATTTCTTGACCTCGGATGAAAGGGTTTGATAATGTTGAATTGTAGTTTCTGTTGTTCATAATGTTCCTTTAGATTTAAAATTAATTTTTAGAATGATTGATAACCTTGCGCGTTAAAGTAAACCGCGCCTGCAACTGAAGCGGTTAGCGTTGCGACTTCAAGCAAAGTTGCCGCCGTTCCCTTAAGTGGGGTAGGGAAGGAAATTCGAGTAGTCGGCAAGCCTGCTACTGGAATTTTAGTCCTAAAAAGAACAGTTCCTGCCGCGCCGTCTCTGATTACTAATTCAGTAGCAGTGGTTAATGCTTCGGACATTATGGTTATCCCAGTTATGTAATTCCTAGTCAAAGCGGCACCAGCAGCTTTAATGGTTACGGCGACTGTAGTGTTTAATATTCCTGCGGCGGCAGCAGCATATTGCCAGTCGTTTTCTGCCGTTCCATAAGGCTTTGTTGGTACTTGACCAGCAGTGGTTATGAACAAATCTGAAACGTCATTATTTGTTAATGTTGTATCTAAAACGGTAACGACTTTCCCAGCAACTTTAAGAGGAAAAGTGGTTGAAGGGAAGGAATGTCCAGTACTCCCAATTGCGCTAATCTGAAGATTTGCGCCAGTGTTTTGAGCAATTTGCGTAACAGCAGACGCAAAAGGCGTTTGCATGAATTTTGAAAACGCTTGTATTGAGCCACCAGTTATTGTAGTGACAATTCTTAGGCGGATATATCTAAAATTTACAGGAAAAATATAACCAAATTGCGAAACGCTTGCGGTAATTGAAGTAACAATCGCTACTCCCGCAATTGCGTTTTGGTTATAGAGTGTAATTGATTGAAAGTTCACATTATCATTTGACCCCTCGAAGATAAATGAGCCACCAGTTGCTGTTGATATAACTTGCACCATTGCTGATCTGTAGCCAGTCGCGTCTGTTGCCGCTGCTCCTGCTACTGCTGATAAAACGTTATTTACAACTGCTGTTTGAGCTGCTTGACCAATTATATAAAGGTCTTGAACATTTTCGTTAGATAATGTTACCGGGATTGAATTTGCAGCAGAAGATTGACCTCTTGGGTTGGTTGGATTGTATATTGAAAAACCGCCTGACATATAAGTAAATAAATTGTAGCAATAATATTTTTACATTTACTCAATGTAATAAATTTTGCCGTGTTAATAAAAAAAATCAAGATTTTATTTTAATTCTTGATACATGCTTTGAAAAAAATTATTCCAATTTCTTCCTAGCTTTTCTTGCGCTGATGGTAAACCAAAAGTTGCACCAGTTGTTTTGTAGCTTTTCTCAAAAAAAGAAAACCAAACTGGATCAATCTCTCCATTTTCTTTTGCTAAAGGTTGCCCTGCATTTGGTACTCCAATATCAACTAATAAATCAGTTTTTATTGTTGTTTTTATTTGTTGAAAAAAAGTATTCCATTCAGGCTTCACAATATTATTTTCTTGCACAATTGGTTGTTGAATATTTGGCAAATTAATCATCTTCTGATTCAGTCTCCACAAATGCCCCAGCAATTTGAAACTTAGTTGGCTCGCTATAATTTAACCTAGCAATAAAAGAGCGGGCTTTTCCGCCTATCTTTGTCCAAAAAACTTCTGTTAAGAAAGAGCCTTCTGCACCAATTGGCTGCCATAATTCATCAGTGTAAGTCTTTCCGCCATTGTCGGAAAACCTTCCTACTAATTGTGGATCAATTCCTTGCCCTGTTGCAATACCAACTCCCGTATCCATCATTACAACAAATTTACTTAAAGACATTCTTGCAAAGTTTTTAAACATTGTTGTCCCAATAACTTCTCTTTTAATTACTGTACCATTTTCAGTGTAAACATCTGGATCTATTTCATAAATAACGCCAGTTTGAAAATCGCCTATTAAATTTTTACCAGCAAAATATGCGTGACAATTAGCTACCCACCTACCATCTTTTCCTTGATTATTAACGCTTTCTCTTTCGTGCCAAAGCCCGGTTGTAATATCATATTCCCAAGTTTTATTTTTGCTTGGAAAAGTTAGACAATAAAACTTGTGTCCATCTTGGACATAGGTAAAACCAATTGCGTCATCAATTGTTGTGTAAGTCTCTATTTCTTGCGAAAGAGGAAAAGTTGATATTGGCTTTAATTGATAGCCAATAGTCTGGTAAATAATTCGATCATTTCCTAAAAAGAAAAATGAATTATCCATTGTGGCAACTGAGTATTTTGAAGCGCAACCCTTCTCAATATAAACACCTTCTTTTCTTTGGAATAATGGCGAAGATCCAGTATTGTAAAATACTTGGATAATATTTTCTTTAAAAAACCAAAGCTCTAGGTTATTTTGATAAACTCTTACTATTTTTGAAGAATTGGCTTCAACAGTAGCAGCGTTTAAAGCATTCCAATTTTCAGTAGTATTTACATTAGACCATTGAAATTCATTGCTATTAAGTAAAGCCGAAACAGTAAAACCATCTAAAGTTGTTACTGATCCGGAATCATTAAAATCACCATCGGTAATTTGCGTTAAAGAAGCAGCGGTAGAAGTGCAATAATAAGCAATTCCATTTGGAAGTTGAATTGTAACCTGATCGCCGTTGTCAGTCATAATTACTTGACCGATTTCCGTAGTAATATCTCCTAGCGAAGTTACTGTTTCTGATGAGTCTATTTTATAAACTTTATTGCCCGCTACAACATAAAGGTTTTCTCCCATTACGCGCATTCCATAAATAGGAAGAGAAACGCTAGTATCTTTCCAAACATTGTTACCTGGAGTTCCTAAAATTAAATTAGGAAAAGGACTTGTTTCTGGAGTAATTTCAGCATAACAATTTAGCATTCTTTCCGCTGAAATTAATCCGCTTTTTGCTTTGTATGAATTAATTCCAAAATGGATTTGCTGCAACATTATTGGTAAAGATTATAAGTTGGCACAAAATAAACCGAATCTTCTCTATCATATCCTTTAAGATTGCGTAACATTTCATCAGCAGTTCTTTTAATTAATTCTGCTTTTGTTTTGTTAGTTTCATAATCATAAGTTAAACGGGAAGCTAAACCAAAAGCTAAAGTTTCAGCCCATTCAATTGGAAAATCCGGATTGTCAGTCCCATTAGTAAAATCAAAAAACATTTTTTGAAATGTAAATTTAATTGTATTAGTCGCGTCACTAGGGGCTTGGTATAAATAAAAAGTACCAGAACTTAATTGCTTATCATAATAAAATTGAGTCGGTTGACCTGAAACTGTTTTTTGAGAAAGATTAGAATAATCGCTTCTTGCTAATTCGCTTAAAACAGTATCATAACTTGAAGAATCCCTTCTTCTAGCGGACGTAATTGATTCGGGACGTGTAATTTTGGTTTGATAAACATAAACAGTTGCTGCGCTTGAAACATCGTCAGTTAAAGCGTTACTTAGATTAATTGTTGTTCCGGCAACGCTTGCAATAGTTGTCCAAAAAATATCGCCATCATCTTTCATTACGCCAACATAATAACCAACAGTAAAGCCAGTTGCGCTTGTAACAACAATTGCTGTTGCTGCACTTAAAGCTGCTGCGCTTGTTGTTGTTTGTGTAAAAGATTCAGTCGCGTTTGCGGTAGATCCATCTAAAACATAACTTTCTTGTCCAACAGTTAAAAACAAAGTTCCTTCGGAATATTTCCAAAGATAAACACCTTCGCTTTTTAAGCCCTTTACAAACAAGTTTAAAGCATCAGAAGCTTCGTTTACCTCTTCGGCAGTTAAAGCCCTTCCACGAGCCTTAACGCCAAGAATAGATAAAGCTCTATTGATTATGTCATTTCTTGTTTGTGAAAATGTATTTGTTCCACTGACTGCCATTTTAACTAAAATTAGTATTAATGTTGTTTAATTCTTCTAGGGTCGTGCAATTAGCAATATCTTGTTGAAGAGTAACAGCCAGAGGGCGATTAATCGTTACGCTTTCATCAATTGCCCTGCCCCTTTCTGTAAAAGTGATAATCTGCCAATCTGTGCTATTTAGATAGATTTTACATTGGGCTGTTTTGGAAATTTTTCCTTGTTCCAATAAAATACTATCTGGCGTTATGTATTCTTTTAAAGCTCCGTCAATAACGCGCATGGCGCCAGATATGTCCTTATGCTCTTCATCAGAAATTTCGATGAATGGCTCGGGGATTGAAGAGTAGTTGATCGAATCAGGATAATAGCCCTTGACCAAAGTTGTTTGTGGATCGTAGTGAACTTTTACTGTCATGTTCTTTAAAAATTATATTAATTAATAGCCATAAGCTACATAGTACCTAGCGCAAGTAAGTCCTCCGCCACTCTGAGAAGACCATACGGAAACAAAATTAGCTAATGTGTTTGATATCACATTGACTTGAGAAGATGACCCTGGCGAAGCAGCAGGGTCTTGGCTTCTAGTCATAATCCCTAGCACAGCATTTGGAAATGCGATAGGAAAAGTGATCGTGGTTTGGGAATTATGAGTTTGTGAAGAGGTAGTCGGAAAGCCCCATTGTATAATTAATCCATTTGGCAAATATGTGTATCCATCACTTGATTTGGTAGCTAGAAAATCATAATTAAGGTGCTGAGCAACTACGATCCATTTGGCGGCAGTGGAAGAATATCTTAGCTCGACTATATCAGTGGTCAGATCTAAGGTTATATTAGTGGCATAAGGATTAAAAATATTGCCTGTATTATGCTTTATTACAACATTCCTAGCATTTGCGGTATTCGATACATAGATAATTTGCCCATCTTGCCCACCACTTATTGTGTCTAAATCATCAGTCGCAGCAGCTCCTTCAGTGTCTAAAACATAAGAGCTTGAATTATTAGTCAAGGTTACAACGCCACTCGCAATTGTTAAAGCAGTCGTAGATCCAGACAGGAGAGGTAGAGAAGATGGATTTAAGCAAATAATATCCACGCCGTCATTAGCGCAAAAATATCTTTGACCAGCTCTTAAGTCATTTGCTTTCATTGCAACCTTCGTGCCTTGTTGTGTATATTTTTTCCAGTTTAAAGCAGATAAACCATCAATTGCTAAAGTTGGGCTATCGCCGCAATCTAAATGGGGTTGAACAACAAAAGTTTGATTGTTGGTGTAGGAGCTAATTGTTGGATTGGCAACTAAAGTAAAAGCTGTTGAAGTTCCAGCGGTTAAACCCCAATAAGAAGTTGGTCTAACATCAAAATCATTAAGAGAAGCAGCAGAAACACTTGTACCAACTGGATCGGCTCCCTCTCCATTTACAATATTATCAGAAGAATCTTTAACAATAAGTTTTAATTGCGATAAATCAGAATACCAAATTTCAGGAAAGCGACCGTTAGCGTCGGAAAGAACGGGATTTGTATTAGCGACACTTGCCCCTTCATCTTGATAAGTTGTTACAGGCGTTGTTGTTCCTGTTGCATAGAAATAATATTTATAACCAACCGCAACTGCTCCGGCATTAGTAAATATTCTTGCGATTGGTTTGTAAAATCTTTGTGCCATAGTTAATCTTTGTAATAGCGTTGTTTAATTTGTTTTGCTTGTGCGTTAATCTCTTGCGGATTAATTTGTTGTACGTCAGATAGCACTGGGTATTGTTGATGTTGTTGGATAAGTTGACGGCGAATCTGTTCTTCAGACATGTTTGGTTCTTCTGCGTTTGCGTCAGAAATTAAAGATAAATTTCCTGAACCACCTTTTGAATTTGTTAAAGTAGTTAAAAAACCAGATTGTAGGTAAATTTGAGTCATTAAATTATCAACATCAACCTTTTTGGTAGTTTTGGCTAATTGTTGAAATAACTGCCTTCCTTCGTCTGTAAAAGCATATTTAACCATTGTTTCAGCCTGCTTAACGTCAACAGATTTAACGCTTCTTCCTGTTATGCCTTCTTGCAGCATCAAATTAGAGCTTATCTTCTTAGACAAAGGATCAATAAACACCCTGCCGGCTGCACGAGGAACGGCTTTAATACCTTTTCCTAGTATATTTTCCCCTTGTGCAATTGATTCAGTAAGAGGCGCAGATTTAATATCTTGATCTAAAGCTCGTTTTAAGGCGTCTTGGACTGGTTTAGTTTTTTCAATGTAAGTTAAAGCCTTAGAGAATCCTTCATAAGTCTTAGAAGAAGGAAACATTGCTTTTAATTTAGCGGCTTCTTGAGGATTTTTTACTAGGCTGGCAAGAGTTTGGTTTTCTCTTAAGGTTGAAATTTTCTGATCTACAAAAGATTTAACTGCGCTAGAATATTTTTCTGGACTAATTGCAATTAGTTGAGATTTAACTTTTGAGATTTCAGTTGGACTTAGTCTGTAAAGTTTATTCATCGCGTCCGCACCTTTATCGCTTTGCAAATTAGCAATGATTCCTTTTGTGCCTTTCTGTGCCTTCATCAACTCTTCTAAATCTGCGCTGTAGGTATTCCGAGCGTCTTTGTAGCCAGGCAAGCCATCATCTAAAAATTGCAGAATATCGCTTCTTTTAGCCATCAAAGAAGCCTCATCGGCATCTATAATAAGTTTATCAAGATTGCCCGAATTTCTTCTTAAATAACTTTGTAAATTATGCAAAACAACAGGATGATTATCTGGCATTGAATTAGTAGCTTTTCTAAAAAACTTACTAGCACTTGTGCCTTCTGCGTTAATAGCCGCCTGTCTGCTTTTAGTTAATGCCTGCTTAATATCGGGACGAGATAAAACATTCTGCAAAACAATTTCATCGCCTTCGGAATTAATAAATTTAGAATTTAAAGGAATTATTTCTGAAGGCGATCTAAGTTCTTCTTTGAATCCTTTTGCTTGTTGCAATAATTCTTGTCGTTTTGATAATGGTAATTTTTCATCGATAATTGCTTGCTCAACAATGCTAAAGGCTTTGTCATACATTGGCTTTGCAGTTGTCTGCATTTTATTTTTTAAGCCTTCTAAATATTGATTAGATATTTGACCTAAAGCATTTTCATCAGGAGTAATTCCTTGTAAGACGCTATTTTGAGCTTTAATAATTCTTTGTTCCCTAACATCAAAAGAATTTTGTAAAATCTTTCTTGAAGCAGCAATTTGCGCTAAATCTTGAATATTACTTATATTTGATTTGCTTACGTCAATTGGGTCTAAACCAATTCCAGCATCACCTTTTAACTCAGCATCAATTTCTTGCGGGCTGATTCCTTTAGTTTCTAAATCTTTGATTGTTTGGTTGGCAACTTTAGCTCTGCCAAATAAATTAGTTTGAGCTTCTGGTAAAGTGCTTTTAATGCGCCAGTTTTTAAGATTCACAGGAATATTTGCGGCTTTAGTACCGGCAACGCCTCCCAAAACACCAGCACCTAACCCAACTCCAATATTTGCAACATCTCTTAGTTTGCTATCAGAAGCGACATTTAAAACATCTAAACCTTGTTGAGTAGCTGCTTGTGCAACTGGCATAGCTGTTGAAGCAACTGCCAATCCAGCGGCTTGTTGACCAGTTTCTACACCAAATGCTTTACCTGCAGCTTGCGCAATCTTCCCGCCACCTTTTGCAGCCAATGTAGCACCTTTACCGAATATCCCACCACCAGTAAATAACTCTCCAGCGGTATCGACTAATTGTTCTGTTGTGTTGCGAGGTGCTGCAAATCCGCCAGTTGCTTTGTCAAACAATAGTTTAATTTGATCTGAAGCTAAAGGAACGCCTAAAGCCATATTAACTGGATCAGCTATTGAAGCTATTCCAGATAGTCCTGTTCTAGTAACGCGAGCGGCTGGTCTAAGAAGATTTTCAAGTAATTTATTTCTTACAGCTTCCATTTTATCTACTGGAGCTGGAGGAGTATCTTGAGTAGCTTGTGGCTGTGATTCTTGTGATCCATATTCTAACCAAGGAGCATTCTGATCTTGAGGAACAGAAACATTTTGAGCGTCAGTTTGAGGAAGCACCTGCTGCTTTTGAGAAATTTGTGGCTCGGCTGGTTGCTGATATTCTTCCCAAGGGTTCATAATTTCCTCCAGCTATTTGGCGAAGCTGGATTACCACCTAAGAATTGAAAACCATTTTTAACCATTCCTACTTGAGGAGGAGCTTTAGGTGCGCTTTGGCTTTCTTCTGGAAACAAAGGTTTCGATGCTAAATCTTGCAATGCTGTTTCGATCTGATCTAAAGGTCTTTTTTCACCAGTCATTTTATTAACAAGTCTGCCGGCTTCCGCTGTTCTCATGTCCATCCTGCGCTGAGTATCAATAATCAACTTAGCACCTGAAACAGAATTTTGAGCGCTAAATACTCTTGATTGAGCAGCCGCCAAATCTGCCTCTGAAATAGCCGTACCCGCACCATATTGACCACTAGCTAAAATAGCTCCAGCTTGCTCTTTTGATAAAGCAATTAACTGTTCAATATTTGCTATTTTATTTTTATCTACTTTTACGCCTAATTGATTAGCGATATTCCCCAGCGAAGCCACTGAAGGCGTTAATTTGCCAGTATCACCAATTTGATCGAATAATTGTTCAGCTCGGTTCAATTTAGCAATGTTACCGGCTGCGTTACGACTATTTTTCATTAAAGTGGAATATTCCTCCCCTCTATTTTTACCAAATTCTTTGTAAAAACTTGACTCTTCTTTATTGTCTATGTTCACAACGGAAGTTGGAGGCTTGACATAAACAGGAAGATTTTGGCCGCCTGTTTGAGCTGGTTTAAATTCGCCAGTTTTTTTATCGAAAGTCATCAATCCGCGACCAGTTTCTTGAACGCTTAAATCTGTTTGCTCTTTCAATTCTTGCTCTCTTCCTTTTAAGCGAGAAGAAAGGCGTTTAAATTCTAGTATTGATTCAGGTGATTTATCGAAAGGAAGCGGCAATTCTTTTCCAGTTGCTTCGCGATATTCATTGTGCATTTGCTCCCATTTCTTTTGAGAAAAAGCATATTGTGGCATTGAAGAATAAGAATCCAAAACTCTTGCTCCTTGAACATCATTGTAATCTTGTTGCTTTCTAATTCCTTCGGCACGAGCAGGATTTAATCCAGCAAGTCTTTGAAGAGCGTTTTTGTCGCCAGTTGAAGCTGTTTCTGATAAAATATTTTCAGCTTGAGCTTGTGCAAATTTTGCTTTATTAATATCAAGCTCTTGTTGAGCAGCAAGAAGCTGTAGCTGGTTAGCTTTTGCTTGCTGTCCAAACTGATAGCCTTTAAAAATATTGCCGGCAAGGTCTGGGGCTTGTTGCTGAATTAATTCTGGCATTTTATTGTC